CTGGCGCTTTGACATATTTTTAGTTTCTTTTTTATACCACTCTTGATCTCTGTCTGGATGAACATCCCACATAAGCGTAGTTAAGTTAAAGTTATTCGAGCCAGATTCTGACTCAGAACAAGTCTTGTGGAACCAATTACCAACACCATTTGGGGTCGACAAAGCAATACATCTACCACCTGTTGATAGCGTCGGATACAAACCTGTCCAAAGCTCTTCTAGCCCTTCAATATGTGCGGCCTCATCCAGCACCAAAAGTGACAGGGCTTCCGAACGACCAGCATCACCAGACGTAGAAGCGGCTTTAATCGATGAACCATTAGAAAGCTCAAATGATGTGCGATTATCTACGCTAATTTGCGCAATCTTAAGCCACTCAGGAACATTGCGCATAATATGCTTAACTTTCTTCACCAAGTTTCCTGCTGTCGCAAACTTGGTTGCCATAACAAGAATCGCTTTATCACGGTGGAACAACATCATCCACACGATATAGCCAGCGGTAATTGTTGAGATACCTAACTGGCGAGCTTTTAGAATAACGTTAAAACGGTAATCATTAAACTCTTTAAGAAGCTCATCTTGGAAGTCGAAAGTGTTAAAAAGAATAAGTCCATGTAATGGGTGCGATATTCTTGCGTAGTTGTTAAGGAAGTAGGAGGGGTCTTTTCCACACTTAAGTATCTCTTTGACTTTTTCTTGCTTTGATAGTTGGAAACTCATGAAACATCATGTTGTTGTATGTTGCCCGCAGAAGTTAAATAATTATAAAAGCTTGCCAAGGCATCAACAATCGTTTGCTCTTCGTTGTTATCTGCCTGAATTTTTTCTATCGCGCTGCGAATATCTCCTTTGTACTGGCGCCACATATCTTCCAATTGTTTAATTTGAGCAGTGGTGCGCCTCATCGGACTAGTGACGACATCGCGAGTTGTTGCTAGTGCTTGTTGGCGTAATTCTTGCGGGTCTACATAATCACCTTGTTCATATTCGCGCACAGTCATTTTGGCATCCCAAGCATCCTCGCGAGACACAGTGGGGTCGTTGGGATCGGCCTCTAGTTTTCCCATAATTTCTTCGGCATCCTCAATACTCATGCCGCGGACCTCTGTTAAAAGTTCTGTACTTATATACTGTTCGATTTTATACAAATAATATTCTTCTTGGATGATGTCGCTAACGCCCTCTTTAAAGCCCATCACCGGGCGATCTCCTTCGCCGCCACCGGGCTGATACTCTGTGGGAAATCCTTCTTGCGAAGCTTCGTCGTCTGCGTATATCTTATCTGCTTCGGCCTCTAAGGCCTCTTCACCATACATATGAGTGAACACATCTCCGAAAACATCCGAAGTAGTTTCTGCTTTCATTCCTTGAAGCATCGCGGCGATGGCAGGCGCAGCTATCTCGGGAGCAAGCTCCTCTTTAATAACTTCCTCAGTTATAATCTCGCGCAATCTTTCAAGTGTGATTTTCATCCTATTCTATCGCCTTGTGCCCCATATTGTTCATAAAAAGCTTCAAGCGCTTTGAAAGCTTCTATTGATTCAGTGGTGTTTGCGGAGGTAGTGGCTATTTTTTGAAGCGCCTCCTCTCGTTGTGGAGGGTGGAGACCACGGACCTCTTTGTGCCACTTTTTAGCCTGATCAGGGAGAGCGTCAAAGGCGGCGTGCCACCTTTGCTTACGAGCGGAGGACTTACCGGGCCGAGTGGTTTTACCCTGAGATGGATCCCAAGTAAGCGATGTCTCTTCAGGACCAGCGGTTCTGAGTGCCTCTTCAAGCTCTTCCTTGATAATCTGCTTAAGTTGTGATTTTGTGATTTTCATCAGTCCTTCTTCCTTGTATCGTTATCAGGACGAGAACCCCACCCTCCTTGCTCTAAGAACGTTTTCCAGCTAGGAGCAACTGGATCTGTCGAACCATCGTTGTCAAGATTCATCTCTTTCGGAAGACCGCCGATCTTATAGTGCTTCTTGGCAGTAACCCAGCAACGAACGCGGGAAGAGTTTTCAACAAACACATCAACTTCGCCTTTCTCCGAAAGAGACACAGAGCGACCCGTGATGCGCTTATATTCCTTAACAATCCAACCCTTAATATCTGTAAGACGCTGGTCGATATCGGACTCGAATCCAGAATCATAAACTTCTTTAAGTTTAATCTCGGACTGGTAACTAAGACACATCATGTCTCCGTAGAACTTAACATTAAAGCCGTCCATAACGCGCTGATCAATAAGGGCATTGCCCTCTTCACGGCGCAAAATACCGTCTTTGGCTGGCTCATAATCCTCGCCAAGGGCGCCATCATAAGAGTTAGCGGCGGCTTGTGCTAATCCTTGTACTATTTCATAAATCGATGCCATTACTGTGTATCTCCTTGGTCAGTTGTCGGTTGCGAGGCGCCCTGCTGCGCTGGCGCGCCTTGTTGTTTTAATTCTTTTTGTAGGTGCTGCAGCATAATCTTATATATGCGATTTAACAAAGTAAATGACGCACCCTGATCCATGTCCAATTCTTCGGCCCCCTGAGTGAGTAAATCAACAAATTTCTTAATCACTTTATTTTCGTTATTGGTAACTTCTTTGTCGGCCCCGAGTTGTCTAATCTCTTCGCCGGCATCGCGAAATCGCTTATGAAGCGCAGCGCCACTAACGCCAGCGCCTCCCGACAAAGATGAGGACAACTCTTCGTTCAGAACTTCTCTGATTAATTCTTTTAAAGTGTGCTCATTTAGTTTCATCTGGGCGCCATCCTTTTTTCCATCTTTCCTCTCTATCCTCCACATACTTAATATAGCAATCATTACAGCACTCAAATTTAACGAGGCATACGTCATCCATAGATTTCCTTGGAAAAGATCCACAAACAGGACAACTTTTTAAAGATTCTCTATTAAGTAGTTTTTTTGAGATCTTAATCCCATTAACATCTACTTTTTCTTGCCACTCATCATTTTTGCGTTGTTTCTTATAAAACTGCTTAGATTGTTCAAGATAATCTTTTTCTTTGATCTCGTTCCAATTGCCCTTTGGATTTTGGATAGTTTCTTTACCATACTTTTCTGCGATAGCTCTTTCCACTGCGGCAATTTTATCCGGCTCTTTACTCATTAAAACCTCGATAGGCCGCATATGTAACTCCAATGCCTGCCGCTACACCGCCAACAAACCACCATAACTTATTAGGGGGAGCTTGCTTAAGCATGGCTTCTTGAAGCGCAGCAATTTCAATGTCTTTCTGTTCAATCCGCAAATCATATTCTTTAGTAAGCGCATCCAATCGAATCTGAAAATTCTGCCGCTCAAGCTGAAACTCGGTTGCTTGAACATCGATACGATATTCGACTTCTAAATCACAATCCATCCGATATTCTTCAGGAAGCACCAACAATTCTGCGATCCCCCGCTTGTTAAACAAAACACCCTCAAAGGGTGCCGGTTCATTCTCGCCAAGAATAGTGAACTGTGGTGGCTCACCAGCGTGAGCCACCATTGAAAATAACAATGCTTTAAGGAACATATTGAAATCCGAATGTATCTGTTACTTGTTCTGCGAGTTCTTCTCTGTTTTCGGTGAACTGTTTTCTGTTATCGATCGTTGTCTCAATTTCAACAATTCTTTCCTCAACCACCACTTCAATTTGATCTCTTTCTTGTTCATACTCTCTCTCCAATAATTCTAACGCATCGCGATAAGTTTTTAATGCGTGCTCTTTTCTTTCTAATTCTTCAGCATGAATTTCTTGTAAACCATCGATCTGGTTCTGGAGAGATTTCTGACTAGTTTGATAGGTGTTTTCAAGTTGTTTATAATCATAACGCATTTTTCCAATAACTGTAAGTAAAAGAATAATAATTGTTATTTCTTTCCAGTTTTTCTTTACAAATCCAAGAACTTTAAGCCAGTCAACTTTAATCATCAAACCCCTTTCATTCTAGCAATACCATCGATAATAGCCTGACCACCAATATAAATGGCCGAGATCATTACCCAATCACCAGATGCCAGATCAGAAAACGCCAACAAACCTGTTGCCGTTAACCAAACCATAAACTTACGAGAAATTGCTTTCTCTACTAATCTATCTAATTTTCCTTGTACATAATCCATATTTATTTTCCTTTATGATGCTAATCCATTCATGCTTAGTATCGCAATCAATCCAGGCACATTCTTGCGCACGTAAACGCCAGAGAATAGTGTCTCGCACCGACCGCCGACATAAGCGATTGCCGACTCAATGTTTTTACTGACTCTTGGATCTGCCACCATTTCCTCAGAAGCCACCAAGATTAGGGAGCCAGCTGCGGCTTTGCCTTTAGGCGGAGGACAGGCTGATCTATTCATACAGTTGTGAAGAATCACCGATCCAAGCTTTCCAGTATTTGGATCTTTTATCATGGTTGAGCCGAGAAAAGCTCTCCCGTCATTGCTCAAGCATGTTTCCAAATCCTTGCTATCGAAAGATTGGATCGGTGAATCTTCTGTGGAGAGTTTTAACACCTGAGCGAATGACTTAGCAAATTGTGTGTTGGCGACAGGATACATGCCTAACATGCCGATTCTGCCGCGAAGTAAGCGTGTTGCGCGCTCGTTGTCTAGAATAATGTGTGGGTGCTTGGCAACATCGTTTGCCAGCGTCAACGCATTGCGAGCGATTGTGGGGTTAAGGTTTTCTTGTGCTGTTGGCCAAGAAACCACATACAGCACTTTTCCAGAAGACTGTACTGACTTCATGTAGCGCTCGAATACAGGATGAAGCGCGGTCACAGAACTACCAGTTCCGCCGCCTCCTCCCGCAAGAACGATTAACCAGTCGACCTTTCCAAGTTTAATGCGCAATGCGTCTTCTACGATTGCGCCGTTGGTAGAGAAAACCTCTTTACCATATTCTACGTTCTTCCCAATACCATCGCTATCAGGAATAAGAACAACGTGATCTTCTTCCACGTTCTTCGGGATGTCCTTGCCTGTGGAATTCACAAGCAGAGTCTTGTTAAAGCCAAGCTCTAAGAAAGCATTAGCCATCTTGTTTCCACCCCCACCAACACCAACAAAACCTACGTTAATAGACGAAGGAGCAGTGTTTTCTGGGAGGAGATCTTCATCAGAGTACTCCATCTGAAGCCCAAAATCCTCAACCATTCCGAAATCTTCTGCTGCGACTTCTTCGTGATAGCTGTCTTTCTCTTGGTTAAAAGAGGGTGGCGGTTCTGCGGGAGGCAGAAAATCAAATTCGTTATCGTTGTCTTTTGTGCTCATTATTTATTCCTTGGATCTGGATCATCCGTGAGCGGGAATCCGCCGCCTGTAGCAGCATATGCGGCTCGTCGCTCTTCTGGGGTTGGGTAGCGGGCGCCATCGGGATCGGGGCCGCCTAAGCCGCCGCCGGCTGGACGTTCTTGACCCATTTCTTGTCTGAGTTCATCAGCTGCTCTTTGTATCAGCTCAGGGTTGTTGGAGATAAGTGCCCTCAAGGCATCATCCAACGTTGCGGGTCGACCCAATCTTCTTTCCGTGTTTGGATCTCTCAAGTATCCCTGTAAAACCCCTTTATACATACCAAGCGCTTTGTCTTCTGCGCTTTGAGGAGGGCGAGGCGTGTCGGCGGATGAGATTCCGCTTCCGTAACTTCTTGAGGTTTTTGGCTTGTAGCCTGCGCCATATTTTACAAGACGATCGTCTACCAATTCATCATATTCATCTTCATTAAGAGCGCTCTCAAGCTCTTCCTTAATAATCTGTTTAAGTTGGGATTTTGTGATTTTCATTATTGATTAACCCTTGCGTATCCGCGTTTTTTGTTTAAAGTCGGCCGACGGCAGCTAAGTATCCCTTATTCAGGCGATCCACAATCAGTTCCTTATCTAAGCCATGTTCCTGAGCGAATTTAAGGGCGCCGTTGTAGGCTCGTTCCGCTCTATCAAGACCGCGTTGGCTTAATTGTCTTAAAATCGCAACGTGAATATCTTCAAGGGCGGCAGGATTTCCTCTGCCCAACTCACGCATCCACGGCTCTCTCCAGGATTTTTCAAAAAAGTCGGGCATCGCCTTTACAGTGGCTTCCATCGTATCTGTAAGGAATTGCTGGGCCTTTTGATAGTGTTCCTGTGAGTCTTCGATACTATCGTATTTTTCATTCAGAACCCTTCCAAGCTCTTCCTTGATAATTCGTTTAAGTTGCGTTTTGGTTACTTTCATTTTGAATCTCCTATTGATTAACCCTTGCGTATCCGCGCTTTTTGTCTATAACAATTTGCATATCAACGCAGTCTTTGAGCGAATCAAGGTGTGAGATAAGCAAAACGTTCTTAAAATACACTTTAATTAGTTCCAAGATCCGGATAAAACCCTCCATATTTTCTTCGTCCAACGCGGTGCCCGGCTCATCTAGTATAAATAAGTCACTCTTGGGTAGTGAAGACACCGATAGAAGCGCTAACCGAATAGCCATCGCAGCCATCGTTTTCTCTGCGCCAGATGCCATCTCAATCGGGCGCTCATCGTATTGTGGGTGCTTGATAAAGATGTCAAACTTGTTGCCAGAGCTTTCAAAGAAAATCTCAAACTCTACAATGTTAGCGAGAACCTTCGCAATCTCTTGATTGATCACTGGAATTTTCTTCTTGATAACATCGTAGGCGATTCCGTTAGGGTGCATACAGCGCATAAACAAATCGTATGCGGCGAACGACGATCTTAAATCGTGGTATTCTTGCTTCTGTTCTCTCAGTGTTTCTACACGCTGTTCGTAGGATCCCACAAGTTTAACGAGGTCGAGTGTCTCTTCTTCGCAAGATGTAATCTTCTTGTTCTTGCTCTTGATGCTTTTCTCTAGATCGCGTTGTTCTCCTAAAAGTTTCTCAAGGTTTTCGATAGCCTCCTTGTTGTCTTCATACTCGGTAATTTTTAGCGAGATGTCTTTAAGTGCTAACTCAATTTTTGATCTGACTGTCTTATTGCGTTCGCGCTCTAGATCGAGCTGTGTTATTTCTGTCTCAAGCTTGGCAGCCGTGCCTGTTATACGCGTGTGTTCCATAAGCTGTGTAAACACATCCGATGGATTTAATGCTGCTAAATCAACCACCGTGTTCTGTAATTCATACTGAACCAGTTCTTTGCTGGCTACAGCTAAATTAGCCTCTCTGACAAACTTATTGTCAGAACAAAATTTGCAATCCGGATCATATTCGTGTTCGCGGAGCAGAACCTCTTTCTTGGCAATTTCTGCTAACTCTTCATTAAGTTTCTTTTCTTTTTCGTTAAGCAGTTCAATCTCGCGCTGAAGCTTCATAAGTTTAGTGATATTTGTGTGTCCAATCTTGCCTCTACAATTTTTAAGTACACGCTTCTTTCTTTCAATTTCTTTTGATTGCTCTTTGATTTGCTCCATAAGCGTTCCGGCTTTTTTAGTTTTGCCTTTCTGCTCTTCGCGAAGCTTGGCAATATCAATAAGTTCATTAGGAATTGCTGAGATTTGCGCATCTAGGGCGCCGAGGGTGTCCTGTAGCATAGTCAGCTCTTCTCTAAGTTCAGCGCAGAAATGCTTATTAGTCTTTACACTGTCTCGATGATCTTCAAGTGTTTCTGTCGAAGCTTCGATCTCCTCGTTATAGTCTCTGTCTTCGTGCTTCTTTAACATCACCTTCGCTTCAACAGAATCATCCTTTGCCATTCGAAACTTCTTCTCAAATACTTCAAGGTCTAAGAACTTAGCGATAATCTCCTTGCGTCGGGTTGAGCCTTCATCAATAAACGCCAGGGCGCCGTGCTGAGATGCCAGGGATGAAACCATGAAGTCGTCAATCGTTCCAAAATGCTTGCGAATGTTTGCGTCTGTTTCATTGCGTGTGGTACCATTAAGCGATGTCACCTCATCCGTAATATGATCTCGCCTCTCAAAGTTCAAATCAGTCTTTGCTTCAAGTGTTTCAACGCCTTTCAATCGCTTTGTATATTTTGTAGACTCTCGTTCAATTGTGTACGTAGCATTGTTGGCTTCAATCGTAAGTCTTCCTCGTCCACTATCTCTATTCTGGTTAATGACATTGAGGTTTTTTCGCTCGTTCTTTGAAGTTGTATTAAAAAGAGTATAAAGAGCAGCATCGATAATGCTGCTTTTACCACTAAAGTTCTTTCCGAAAATGCCAACAATACCATTAAGCCTATCAAAATTAATAGCATTCTTTTCTCCATAGTTAAAAAGGTTATCGAATTCAAATGACTTTAGCCTCCAATTTACATTGCGCGCTATCTCCTCTTTCTCCTCAATAATTTTGTTATAAGTACGATTAAGCTCGTAAACTTTTTCCATTGTGTCAGAGGGTACCTGGAAGTCTTTAAGATACTCATCCATAAGCTCCTCTTGGATCTTTGGATCTCGCAAGTTCTCTGTTTGTAATCCGTTGGTAATATCCTCCACATTTCCACGTTGTCCGCTAGCGCGGTTCAGAAACGAAATGCTTTCTGGTTTAAACCTGTGCTTCGCAATGTCCATTGCTCTGCGCATTACATCAAGCGGTAAGTTATTGTTGCTAACAAGGCGAAGTCTGGCGCCTGTCGGCACTTCAATCTTTTTAGGCATTCGCCCCTTTAGCGTAAGCGGGATTGTAAAGAACGGCTTTGGATTCTTGAGCACAATCGGCTCGATTTCCCAATCATCCTTTGACTTGATGTCCCATATAAGAATGCCCTTGTCGTTAGTCTCGCCATGGTTTTGCTGGACGGTCGAGCCTGCGTACCATACGCGACCTTCTTCATCCAAGAATTGGCGCCTGTGAATGTCTCCCAGCATCGCAAAATCGTGGTCATCAAAGATGGTGATCGTATCTTCGCCATTAACCATTGTCCAGCCAACATCAGTCTTACAGTTGCTGATTGAGCCATGGTAAAGTGCGATATTGATCTTGTCTGGGTTGCTTGGTTTAATCCACTGCTCTCGATCAAATACGGATAACACATTAAGACAGAACTTATCGTCCAAATGTGTTTCGCCAGAAACTTTGAGCAAGTTGAGGCCGGCTAAGTTTAACGCATCTACGATAGGCGTAAGCGCATCTTGGCGGCTGCTGTTCTTTAGATTGCCATCGTGGTTGCCCAAGATAATATACGTGGGAGCGATCTCCGCTAAGTTGCGGAAAAAATCGGAACACATCTCCACAAACTCTGGTGAGATTTGTGTTTTCGTGTGTGCGATGTCACCGCAATGGACGATGTAGTCGACCTCTTGTTCTCGTAATGTTTCGTATAATTGCTCAAAAACAATTCTATACTCGTAATGATA